GCGGCGCCAGCGGCGCTCCGGGCGACGGAGATCGCGGTCACCGTGCTGGACGGACAGGGGCCACGGCCCGGTCATTACTTCAGCCTGGGCGAGCGGCTCTACATCGCCCAGCTGGTCTGGCGAGCCGCGCCGGATAGCGAGACCCATATCCGGTTTTCTCCGCCTCTGCGGACAGCGGCTACGACCGGGGAGCGCGTCATTCTCGACAAGCCGAGATGCCTGATGCGGCTCGCCAGCGACGACACCGGGGAGCTTGTCCTCCAGATGCGGAAGTGGGGCGAGACGACCATCGAATTTGTGGAGGTATGGTGATGTATGTCCCAGTAGCCTTCCATGAGTTTGTGCGATTGGTTCTGAAGGCGCTAGGTTGTCTCTGATCCATGGCCTTCTTCAACGCCACAGCGGCCGCGGCAGCAGCGGGCCGGACGGTTCGTGCTGCGCTGCTGGTGCATTTCGATTTCGTCGATACGCCGAAAAGAGTCTGGGCCGGGCCGTTCAATGTCGTCGCCGGCGGGTTCACATGGGAAGGTCTGGGCGAGTTCGGGTCCATTGATGGCCTTGAACAGATCATCGGGGCGAATGCGCCTCAGACGACGTTCACGCTCTCGGGTGTGTCTCCCGATATCGTTGCTCTCGCGCGAAACCAGTCCTCCCATGTCAAGGGCCGGGACGTCACGGTCTATATCCAGTTCTGTGATGACGGCTGGCAGACGCTCGACGATATGTACGCGGTCTGGTCGGGCGTGCTTGATCAGATGCGCTATTCGGGGTCCGGCCCTTCGCTTCGCACCGTCACCTGCACGGCTGAGGGGCTCTGGACCAATCGCCGCCGTCCGGCCTGGGGATTGTACACCGACCGCGATCAGAACCAGAGGTTTCCAGGCGATCGCGGGCTCGAACAGGTTTCCGACCTTGTGAACAAAACAATTCGGTGGCCGCTGTTCTAGATGTTGGCCGCTTTTCTACGGAAATCCCTGGGCGAACCGTTCGTCTGGGGCCAGCGGGACTGCGCGCTTTGGGCGGCAGATTGGATCAAGGAGCGCCGCGGGGTCGACCCGGCGACGTCGATCCGTGGTCGGTACAGTACGCGTCTCGGCTGTGAGCGTTTCGCAAACCGCCATGGAGGTCTCCCAGCCTATGCCGACGAGATTCTGACCGGCGCCGGACTGGAACGTACCGACGACCCGCAACCCGGAGATGTCGGGCTGATCGACACGCCAGACGGGCCGACTGTAGCGGTCCGCGTCGATCTCGGCTGGGCGATCAAGGCCGCGCGCGGAATCAAGATCGTCCCGGCCCGTCACCTCATGGCGTGGAGAGTCTGAATGCCTCAGGCGTTTGCGGCCGTTGGCGCATTTATCGCTCAGATGGCGGTCGGCGCCGGAATTGCTACGGGCATCACCTCGGCCACGGTGATCGGCACGATCGGTGCGACCATCGTGTTCGGTGCGGGCGCCTGGGCGCTGTCGTCGCTCCTGATGCCACGCCCCCGCAATCCGAACCGAGGTGCCGACGCGCAGTCGGTGGTCAACCAGGCGCTCGGCCCGCGTATCCGTGTCTATGGGCGGGCCAAGATCGGCGGGACGCGGGCGTTCTTCGACTCCAAAGACGGGCAGCTCTATCAGATCATCATGCTCGCCGCGCACCTGATCGACGCAATCGAGGAGTACTGGGTCAGCGACAAACTGGTCACGGTCAATTTCGCCCAGAGCGGCGCTGCGATGACGTATCCGTTCACGCTGGGCTCGGCCACGTCCAAGGTACGGTTTCGCGATGTCCGCATGGGTGGCTCAAACCAGAGCCATAGCGTTGTGCTGGCGGGCATCTTTCCGCAATGGACAGATGCCCATCGTCTGCGCGGCATCGCGTATGTCCTTGTGCAGTTCGTCGATACCGGCCCGGAGGATTTTCAGACCATATTTCCCCAGGGGCACAACACACCTATCCGCTGCGTCATCCGTGGTGCCAGGGTTTACGATCCCCGCGATCCCGACATGCCCCTCAACGATGACTGGGTTTCGCCGGTCTTCTGGGAGTGGTCGGACAACCCGGCGCTTTGCATTCTGGATTACATCCGCTGTCCGGACGGGATGAACAAGCCGGCCTCGCGGATCGATTTCGCCAGCTTTGCCAATTTCGCATGGCTGTGCGATGAGCCGGTCCCGCTCAAGGCAGGCGGCACGGAAAAAAGGTACAGGCTCGGCGGCACGATCGCTCTGACCGAGGATCCGGTCGATGTTCTGCAGCGCATGCTCGCCACCTGCGACGGTCAGCTCTATCAGACGAGCCAGGGAAAGATCGCGATTCGCGGCGGAAAATGGGAGGCGCCGACGGTCACGATCGACGCCAATTCAATCATCGGCATCGATCTCGCCGAAGGTAACGACGCGTTCTCGGCCTTCAACGAATTGAAGGTCGTCTACACCTCTCCGCTGCATGATTATCAGCCGCAGGAAACGGTGCCGTGGGTCGATACCGCCGAGCAGGCGGCGCATGGGCAGATCGTCGAGGATTACGTGCTCGACATGGTGCAATCTCCCTCACAGGCGCGTCGGCTCGCCAAGATCTATATGCACAAACAGAACCCGGCGTTGCAGGGGTCGATCGTTACAAATCTGGCCGGCCTGAACGCACTGGGAGAGGCGACCGTCGATTGCGTCATCCCCGAACTCATGGTCGCCATGAGCTTTCTGACGACGGGATTTTCGCTCCGCTCTGATCTCACTGGCTGCGAGATCGGAATATCCTCGATCGGCGCCGCGGCCTATGATTGGGACCCGGCTACGGAGGAGGGGGACAATCCGCCTCCGCCGCAGGACACGGCGCCCGATCCGACTCTGCCCGTGCCAGAGGGCCTCACGCTGTCCATCGACGGCGGCGACCACGTGGTCGCGCAAGTGGACGATCCCGGCCGCGAAGACCTGACACTCGAAGCGCAGATCAAGGCGGGCGCTGGCGGCACTTATACGGCGATGACAGTCGATCCGGAGACGCCCCTGAGGGCCGTTTCAGCGGGCACAGTGTCGTCCGGGACGACTTACTACGTCCGGGCCCGCTGGGTGCGCGACGGCTTCTTGAGTGCATGGACCGCCGAGCAAAGCGTCACGGCGCCCTGAGGCACTTCACGACTTCTGATTCGTACAGCCCGCCTCGTGCGGGTTTTTTCGTTTGGAGAGACTTATGGGTGCCCTGACCGACAAGGCAAACCAGTATTTGCGCGAGTTCACCGACTATGGGGAGAATCATCCCCTTCCGATCGGAAATCCTGGGAGCCCACCTTACGTCGCAAGAAAATCGGAGCTGCGGGACCTTTTTACGGATGCCGAAAGCGGGCTTGCTGCGGCGGTTGATGCGGTCGGGGAGGCGGCCGAAACGGTCACCGGCGGCGTAGCCGTTGTGGAAGCCGCGCGCAATGCGGCGCTTGATGATGTGGACTCGGCTCGTAACGCCGCCCTCGGCGATATCGCTCCCCTCGTAGATCAGGCGGAGACAGCGAGAGACGAGGCGGTCGCAGCTGCCGCTGGCGTAAATCTCCCTGCCATCCAGCCGGGAGATGCTGGCAAGACGCTGATGGTGCTGGGCGACGAGAGTGGATACGACCTCGTCGATCCACCGAGCGGCGGTGTTGGAGACTTTGCGACGGTCGAGGACGCAGCGGCAGCCGCAATACCCCTATCTCTGGGTCATGTGCGGGTCGCTGGCGGTCTCGCCGCGGGCGACGGCGGCCACGCACTGTACAGAGAGACTGATGACAGCGAACACCTTGGTCAGGAGATCATCCGAAACGGTGCTCTCGACTCCGCTTCCTTTTGGAATCTAGGGGCAGGGTGGTCTATCTCTGGGGGCGCGGCAACACGAACCGCGCAGACTGGCACGACGGACCTGAGCCAGGGATTCGCGGCAGAGGTCGGCGTCGAGTACGAAATCACGTACACGGTGAGCGCCGAGACTGCTGCGGGGTCCGGCCACCGTGCTGCTATCCTCGGATCGTCAAATGTCGTCGGCCCTGTCAATATGGGGACGGGGACATTTACCCAGAGAATAACGGCGGCAGCCTCGGCAACCTCTTTTGCGATACGCGGTCTCGCAAACTGGGCCGGTACTGTCGACAATGTAAGCGTCAAACGGGTAACGACTGCCGGCCGGTTTGGCTCAAATGTAAATACGCGTTTTTGGGAGAATGTTGAAAACGAGGTCACTCCGGCCATGTTCGGCGGCAATGTCGAAGAAATGTTCGACGTG